TTGAAAGCTTTCAGAGCCATAAGAGCATCCCTGACACCAAAGACTTTCAAAAAAAATGAACATTTACCTGGTTTTCCTTCTGCAATTCAGGCTGGAGCTAATGGGGTAGAATTGGGTAATCTTAATAAGGTATTGCTTAAACATCAAGAAGAGCTTACATTGCATCTTATTGAACAAAATAAGAAAATAGAAATCTTGATGCAATTAATGCAAAAACAACAAGATGATATTAATAAATTAAAATCTGAAAATTCTAAGTCATTATAAAATGCCTGTCTCATTACAGGATTAGGCATCAATCAAATTAAAAGGTCTGTTATCATCCGATAACAGACCTTTTGTGTTTCTACTATTTTTCTATAACTGTGAATTTATCCTGATAGATGCTTTAACCATTGCAAGCGCTTTGATTGCATGAAGTGGAAACTCGATCGACTGATGATGCTGATTCTGAGAAACAAATTTTACGAATCCCTCTTTTTCAGATCTCTGTAAATATTTGGTGAAAAAGAATTCGTCTCCGTTATGCTCAATATAAGTCAGGTACATCTCTCCCCAAATAATGTTATGGGCAATGTCCTTGATTTCTTTATACATCACAATATCACCTGATTTTAATAGTGGATACATACTATCCCCGGTAATGTATAATGCACCATCACATTTTGGTAGTTTAGGAATCCGTATATAATCTATCGGTATTTGTTTAAGCCGGTTTTTTCCTAGTAATTCAATAACCCCTGCACTCGCCTGTACATCATAAAGCGGAATATTTTGTGTATCCATCAGCATATCTGTTCTTAACTTTCTAACAGTTACCTCTTGCCCTTCGTTTTTAAGCATCTCTCCCTGCCCGGTCAATAACCAGTTTGCATCAATATCAACACATTTTGTGACTATTAATTCATAGTCTATCGTGTTCCTGCTGTGCCAGTTAGATAGTGTATTTGGCTTTATATCTAAGTAACGTGCAAATTCTGCATCATTCTTAAAGTTATAGTGAGATTTTATTTGGCTAAGGATCTGTGATTTACCTGAAGTCTCCTTCATATTGTGAATATTTATTTGATTTTAAACACTTTTTGTGTGTATGTTTGTTCCGGCAAGAAAGACAAACTATACCATGCACAAAAGTAAATAAAAAAATAATAAGTGCAACTATCAGGCTATAAACGATCTGATGTCAGATTAATCTTGTTATTACTGATATATACAAATGATCAGCTATTGTGAAAATTATCACAAAACTGTGAGGTAATGCAAAATATTGATCACAAATTGAGGTAAACTTAACATTTGCACTCAATATGTAAGTGAATTAACCCAACGGCTATATAAATTATTAGACATTAAATTATGAATAACTCACCAGACAATAAGGTTGCTTACTATGCGGAAAGCGAAATTAAAGTAATTGATGAATACCACCTGCATTTCTGTAAAATAGGGGAAGAGATAGGTGAAAATACACAGGAACAATTCTATATATACGATACCAGTCAATTAAAAATTATTAAACGAAAATAATATGGAAATGATGAGAATGAACACAACTGAATTAAGCATTATTCAACTGGAAGGGATGCTGGCCGACCGTAAGAAACAGGAAAAGGCCAGACTGGACAGAGCCAGGGTGGATTATGAAACTGAGCGTGATACGGATATTACAGCGCTCACAGACGAAGCGGCAATGCTGCATCATATGATAGCTAGGTTTAAGGCCAGGGTACATACAGTAATGGCGATGCAGGCCCAGAAAACTGCAGCATATGGTTTAATCCCTGCTACAAGTAAAGGCGGTTTCAGTCTGACTAATAAAACTGGCAATAAAAGAATCACCAGAAGGAGGGATACTGATCCGGTGTGGGATGAAAGAGCGGTTAAAGCGATCAGTCTGATCAAAGATTTCCTGGGCGATGCTGTTAAAAAAAGAGATGTAAAGCTATTTGAGATCCTTTTGAGCTTTCTGGAGCGAAATCAGAATGGAGATCTGGAATATGCAAGAGTCTTTAGTCTGATGCAGCATGAAAACAAATTTGATGATATACGCTGGACAGAAGGACTACGTCTTTTAAAGGAAAGCTATAGTATTACCCTGAAAGGTTTCGCTTATGATTTCAAAATGAAAAATGAAACAGGTAAATGGGATCGTCTGGAGCTAAATTTCTCCAGCCTGTAAGTCCAGCCAATTATACCAGGAATTCTATCTATTAAACAATCTATGCGCCAACGAGCGCTCTTAAAAAATTACATTGATGGCAAAACAACAATTTATATCTAGAAATCAAGCGGTTAAAGACTATTTTGACGAATTGGTAAAGCAAAAACCCGAATGGCGCCTGGATGCGCTGGAAGAAAAGACGGCGGCTAAATTTTATATCAGTCCGCGTACTGTCAGAGCAATTTTAAAGGGTGAAGGCAATTACGCCAGTTAACCCTCTTTCCCTAAAACCCCGGCGCCTGTTTTACATTCACCCCTTCGAAGGCTGTAAAACAGGCTTTTCTGTGTAATAACAGAAGGCTACAATTCTGTTCTGATGAATAGGTCTAAAAAAACCAATCTTCGAAACCTTCTTCCATTAAAGTGTTTTCTTCTGTAAAACGGGACTCCCTCACTTTTGCCCGGTCGTTTTCAAAATAACGTCTGGCCTCATTTAAAGAACCTGTTTCCTCTTCAGATTTCAACAGATCGAAAACCTCCGGATCAACCCCATCATCCTGTTCATTCCTACTGTGTTCAGACCTGGTTCCAGGCTGCTGCTGTTTCACCATAATTGTGTTTTTAACCGGCTCATCTGCCTTGTTTTTTTTCTTGTTTTTTAAGATCAAATCCTTCATATCAAATACTTTATAATACAAATCTCTATGAAAAAACAGGGGTAAAAAAACTGATGATCAATGCTTGTATATGGCTGATACAAAAAATGTTATGAAAGTTACAATGCCTGATTCACGATTTTTTTAGCCCTGAAAAATGATACACCTTTGTCATTGTAAGGACGACAAAATATCAGATGTCACACAAATTCAGCTCAGGTTTACAAGCCTGAAAAATTAGGCTGTAATACATATATGAATGAGAAACATTCTTGTATTCAGACCCATGTTTTAAGCTATTATTTGTATAGAAAGTCGTGGCTTCAAAACAAGATATGGAAGCCGGTAACGGACTCCTTTAATAGGGTTAATTAAACAGGTTCAAATGGCGGGGAGGCTTAGTGCCACCCGCATAACCCTATCCTGATTAGAAACAATAAAAAGAGAGAGATGAAAACACTACCACAAAAATTTACATGGCTTGACAGTTTCAAATCTCCACGAATATGGGTGGAGGCACGCAGGCATTATGGCCTGCTGGAGATCCCTGGCAAAGACAGCAACCCAAATATTTTAGCATGGGCTAAAGAAGTTGGCGTTTCGGGCTGGTACACAAATGATGACATTCCATGGTGTGGATTGTTTGTCGGAGTCTGTGTACAGCGTGCAGGGTACAAAACAGTTGGAAGTAAGCTGCTGGCAGCATTAGAATGGTCAAAATGGGGCATTGAGGTTGGAAAAGGACAAGAAGGATTTAATGACATTCTAGTATTTAAACGTCCGGGTGGCGGCCATGTAGGCTTCTACTGCGGGGAGAATGATAAAGCCTTTTTAGTTTATGGAGGTAACCAGAGTAACGCAGTTGGTCTGGCCTGGATTGAAAAGACCAGGCTGGTAGCGTGCAGAAGAGTAGCCTTCAAAAACAAACCTGAAACCGTAAAAAAAATAAGACTTAGCGATAGCGGAGCATTTTCAGAAAATGAAGTTTAAAAATCACGTGGCCATTGGAAAATATACAAGAAAGTTTGGAGAAGATCTCTTTGAGAGAGATTGCGCAGACCCCATTTGCTTATGCACTTTATGTGGTTACAATGGTTCTGGTCAGTGTAATTGTGACCGAGCGCTTTGATGCGGGCACAGCAAAAGAAGATTACTCAAGAAAGATTGAACAGCTTGAAAACATGGTGAAAGCTGAAAGAAAAGAGAAAGATGAGGTATTTAAGGCCTATTTAATAGAGCGGTCAGCGAACCTCCAGATACAAAAAACAGTAGACAGTACGGCTATCAGCAGATATAAGTACCACTAAACCCAGAAACCAAAATCAACATAAAACAACCTAAAATTTAAGCTGATGAAACCCTTAAAAACCAATTCGTTCTAATGAAAACAAGAGGATTACAACTGGCATTAATTGCTGCAGTTTCACTGATTGTCTGGCTTAGTTTTAAACTATTCAAACTCGCTCCGCAACCGGCATCTCAGAATGAAACAAGATCCCCGGCACTTATTGATGAAGCAAAAACGGCTGCAAAAATACTGGCAACTGCAGTAGATCAAAAAGGTTATACCAAAGTAACGCTCGAAAGAAAAGCCGCCATCATTGGTGATGGCGACATCAGTAAGCTGCCTATCAGTAAGTCTGTGATGGATAGCTTAAGGCTGGATAACCTGGATAAAACTAAAAAACTGCAGCAGGCTTCCCTGATCAACGCCAACCTGAAGGTTACTGCACAAAGAGCGACCAGTATTATCGATAGTCTTCAAAAGAAGCATTATGTCTATCATGATGATTATTTAACAGCGAGTTTCAGCCTGGATACGACGGGTGGCACTTTTGATATTAATTATCAGATCAAACTGTTAAGGCAGGATTACGCAAAGCGGAAGAACTGGTTTTCTCCCTATGTACAATATACTGATATCCTGAGTCCGGATAAACGGATCTCTATCAATGGCATGCAGTCTTTAACGATTACAGCACCTAAGCCCTCCCGTTTTGGTCTGAGCTTACTGGCCGGCTATTATTACAACCCATTTAAAGGCCAGTTTTCACCTGGACTGGGCCTTGGCCTGTCTTACAACTTAGTAGAATTTTAAACAATAATTAACCCGTCAACATGGCAAAACGTAACAAAGGAACACCTGCGATTAAAGCGCAAAAAGAGACAAATGCCCCAAATGAGGTATTTGTACCGCATCCGGCAGTGGATGTGTATTACCTGACCAGTGATGGCAGCCCATTCTATTTGGAATCAGCTGCACAGGATCATGCTAAAGAGTTAAATAACAAAACAATTCAAAAAATAACAAAAACAAATCAATGAACGGTGTAAAATTCATCAGAGAAAACGGCGGGCTTGCAAGACAGCTTTCAGGCAACGACCACATTAGCGGACTTATTGTTTATGGCGAATCAGACGTGCCAAGAAGATTAGTGTTATCGGCAAGTGAAGTGGAGGAGTTCGCTTTAAATAGTCCGGTACTGGTTTATCATGTACAAGAGTTCTTCAGAATCAATGAAGGCGCAAAATTATATATACAAAGCCGATTGATGGCTGACTGGATGTATACAGAGATTAAAAGTTTACAGAACCTTGCGGAAGGTAATATCAGACAGATTGCGATTTATGATACCTCTTTATCCATGGGAATGATAAATAGTAATGTCTCTAATTTGCAACAGGTTGCCGTAGAACTTAGTAACCAGAATATTCCTTTAAGTATTTTATTGGCAGGACCTCTTATGGAAAATGATATTCCTGCTTTATCTGACCTGCATAATTTGAATGCTGACCGTGTAAGTGTTGTGGTTGGTCAGGATATTGGCGGAAAAGGAGATTATTTATCCAGACGAAACGGCATATACCGTGGTGTTTCCTGTATTGGGGCAGTTTTGGGTGCAGTGTCTAAAGCAAAAGTTCAGGAGTCTATTGGTTGGGTTGAGAAACAAAACCTGGTATCTACTGCTTATCCGAAACCAATTGAAGCAACTACAGAAATGGCGAGAGAGCTTGATGTATTAGGTTTTTCAGACGGAACTAAGATCAGTGATTATACACCTGCACAGCTACAGTCAATTCATGAAAAAGGATACATCTTCGGTACTAAGTACACAGGAATTGCTGGTTCTTATCTGAACGATAGTTTCACCGCAACAAAATTAACCAGTGACTTTGCTTATATCGAAAACAACAGAACAGTTGATAAGGCTATCAGAGAAGTCAACAAAGTGCTTTTACCAAAAGTTTCTGGTCCTGCTTACGTTGATCCGGACACCGGAAAGATCCAGGCTTCAACAGCATCAGCATTAGAATCTATTTGTGATGATGTTTTAGATCAGATGGTAAGAAACGGTGAATTGAGCGGCTATAAAGTTGTCATCAATCCCGATCAGCCGATCCTTAAAACTTCAAAATTAGAAGTCGTATTAAGACTGGTACCAGTAGGCACCTTAAGAGAGATTACAGTAAAAATTGGTTTAACACTTCAAAAATAAAATAAAAATGGGAATCACATTAGAGCCATTAATTAACGGTAGAGAATATGGATGGGCGGATATTATTGTCAATATCGACGCCGTACCATTAACAGGGATCAGGGCCATCAAGTATGAAGAGGTCATGGAAAAGGAAAATATTTATGGTGCAGGCAGAAACCCGGTAAGCCGCGGTTACGGTCGTATTTCAACAACAGCTTCTATTACACTGCTTGCAGGAACTGTATTCGCTTTAAAAGCCGGAGCACCAAAAGGTCAGTTACACCGTGTTGCGCCATTTAGCATTACAGTAAACTATCAGCCTGAAGCAGGCCCGCTGATTACGCATGTATTAAAAAACTGCGAATTCAAAAAGAATGCTTTTGACTGGAAAGAAGGTGATATGAGCAAAGAGGTAGAATTAGAATTAATCGTTTCACACGTAGTAGACAAGAGTATTTAATCATGGAAAACAATGAAAAACTAATCTGCGGACTTAGTGATGCTCAGATTCTGCAACTTAAAGAAAAGCATGGCTTTTTAATTTTAGGAGAAGTAAAACAGGCTGGTACAACTTACCAGGCGATTTTCAGGGAACCGGATTTCAAAACACTGGAAGCTACAGGAGCAGTAGGAGAGAAAAATGCGATTAAAGGTACGATTGCACTTTTTGACAACTGTGTAATTGCTTCGGACGATGCATTGAGTCAGCGCGACTTTTTAAAGTTAAAGGCTGTAGAATGCCTGGCGCAGCATATGAACTCTTTTAATGTGACCGTAAAAAACTTGTAGGCTCGCTTAATGGCGAGCCGGACAATAGCAAAACGGACACCGGAAGGTGGCAGGGCGATGCATTAATCCGCTCAAACTTCAGTGTCGATCCGGAAAGACTGCAGCTTAGTGAATGGGCAAAATTACATGCCCAGGCACAATGGCTGGAGCGCTGGCGACTCGAAAATCAGGCTGAACTATTCAAAGTGATGTTTGGAGCTTAGGGGTATTGTGTCTCAAGCCGATACCCCGGCTTTTAAATCAGATTCAGTGCTGAACAAAAATAATAATTATATCAAATCAACAAAACAATATTCCAACATGGCTGACGGCGGCATTACTTTTCCTATTAATTTCATCACCAATGGCGACCCTGTTTTTGTGAATATAAAAAAAGGGTTAACAGCAATTGATGAAACGATCCAAAAAACGACTAAATCAATTGACGATCTCCAGAATAATTTTCAGAAGGTCTTCTCCTTAACAAAGTTAACATCTGACCTTAATAAGGCTTCAGAGTCATTTAAAAACCTTAAAACTAGTTTCTCCGGTGCTATCCAGGCCGGAAGAGATATCCTTGCGGCGACAAGGGTGCAGCCCGAACAGGCTCAGGGCATTACCGATATCGTAGGCAATTCTGTGGACAGGCTTGGAGCCTTTGCAGGCCAGATGGGTACGGTAACCAGCAATATCGGCGGTGTAATGGGTACAATGAGCGAAGTGTCAGGCAGTATGGGAGAACTGTCTTCCAATATCGGTAACACGATGGGAACTGTAGGCAATCTGATGACAGAGCTGGGTAGTTCTATGGAAAACATGGGTGGTGTTTCCGGAAATATTGGCCGTGTGGTTGGTCACATCGGGGATTATACAAGTACTATTGGTGACACCTTAGGTGGTGTTGGCGAAGTGATGGACACCTTAAGCCAGGGCATGGGTAGTGTAGGCGGACTGGTAGACGGTATTGGCAAGAGTATGGGTGGATTAGGAACAGTGATCAGTACGGTAGGTTCGGGCATAAAAAATATCATTCCTGCTTTAAGCGGAGTGGGAACTGCAATTATGAGCATCCCTGGTATCGGATGGATTATTGCCGCCATCGCCGCTGTTGTGGTAGCTGTTAAATTATTGTGGGATAATTCACAGCGTTTCAGAGAGATCCTCTTCAGCATCTGGGAGGTCGCACAAGCTGTATTTTACAATATTGGCATAGTGGTCAATAGGGTATGGGAGCTGGTTATTAAACCTGTTGCCGCGTTTATCTGGGAAGTTTATTCCGGTGTGTTTATGGCCATTGGAGCATTCATACAAACCGTATGGGAGGGAATCAGCAACGGGCTGCAATGGCTTTGGTCATCTGTAATCCAGCCTGTAGCCATATTTATCTGGGATTTATACACTGGTATTTTTATGGGTATCTGGAATGTGGTTAAATCTGTTTTTACGGCTATCCTTGGTTTTGCCTCTGGTATCTGGACCTGGATTACAAAAACCTTTTCGGGCTTTGCCAAGTGGATCAATGATCTTTTGATTAAACCTATCAGAGAAGCTTTTAGCGGCATTTGGAAATGGGTTTCTGAACTATTCGATGGGATTATGAACAAGATTATGAAACTGATCAAACCTATAAAAGATCTGTGGAATAAGATTTTCTCTTCTGATGGCATGAAAGATCTGAAGGTTGCTGCACAGGAAGGTAAAGAAAAAGGAGCGAAAAGTTTTCAGGACAGTCAGAAAGAAAAAGAAGGGGAATCTAAAAAGGAGAAAAATGCGGCTGGAAAAAATGTCTCTAATGAGACTATGCTCGCACTTTCCAGCTTCAATCTGAAGGCAACACCTGCTTTACCGGCAATGAGCCCGATTGGTGGAGTGGCTGCAACTCAGGTGATGAGTACTGCGGGGCCGGATAAGGCTGGCGCTACTCAAAATACTGGAAACCTGAACATTACTAAGCTGATCGAAAACCTGAATATCTATAATCAAAACGGTACTACAATGAGCAAAGAAAGCATGGTCACCATGGTGAAAGATGCATTGCTTACTGCAGTGGCAGATTTTTCACTTGTAAAAGCACAATAATATGGAGAGTCCAATTAAAATACAATTACCCAACAATAAACAACCGGCGGGCGGGGCTGCGCAAAACCTGACATTTCGCTTTGGTTCTGCTAAACCCTTTCAGGTTATTAGTCAGCCGGGACCGGATTTTAAAATCCTGGATGACCTGGAAGGTGTTTCCTGGCTGACATCCCTGGCCATACAACACGATTCAATTGCGGGATCTTTTACTTTTGAAGAGTGTATTATGTCTTTAAACCTGGAGAAGACGGTTGTTTCTACCCCTTTACAGGGCAGAAACGGAACAATTAAAGAATACGTAACACAAGGTGATTATATCATCACTATGGCAGCTGGTATTACGCAGTATGAGAACAGCAATCTGACACCCGCTTTTACTGAATATCCAACGGATAAAATTAAAGAGCTTAACCGTTATCTGAGCATTAAGGACTCACTTAAAGTACATAGTGAGTTCCTGAATTTCTTCAATATTGAGTCGGTCGTTATTCAAAAATTTTCGCTGAACCAGGAAACACATAGTAATCGTCAGGGGGTATCCATAACGATGCTTTCGGATACCCCTTATGAAATCAAATTAAAACAGGAGAAAGATGTTAAGGTTATGCAGTAAAACTACGATCACTCAGTCTGACGGAGAAAAACTGAGCTGGGAATTTGACGCTCTGGTCAATTGCAGCATTCAAACTGACGTTACTACGCTAACTGATACCTGTGAACTGGAGCTGCCCAAAAAGATCTCGTGGGAAGGCAGCAAAAACAAAAGCGGATTACCTATAAAAAAGGGTGATAAAATAACTATAAGGCTTGGATATGATGATGAGTTGAAACTTCGCTTTTCTGGTCTGATTAAAAGTATAGATACCAAAAATCCCATCAAAATCAGGTGTGAAGATGGGATGTATATCCTTAAACAGAAAAAACCAGAACCAAAGGCCTTCAAATCAGCAAAGCTGAAAGATGTCATGAAACATCTGCTGCAGGGAACAGACTTTGATTTTAAACTAATTGATGATGAGCTGAATATTGGGAATTACCGGGTCTGTAAATCTACAGTTTCTGAAGAATTACAAGAACTCAAAGAAAAATACATGCTGACTGCTTACTTCCGCAATATTGACGGGAAAAGCATTCTGTATGTTGGTTTAACCTATCCATTTGACAACCGGAATAAAGTAAAGTTTATAAACGGGAAAAACATCATCGGTGAAACCTTCGAATACCGGGATAATAGTGAAGTCAAGGCGAAAGTTGTCGCAGTTTCTTTCAATGAAAAGCATGTAGAGACCAGGGTCGAGATAGGGGATAAAGAAGTCGGAGAGATTATTCAGATCCGTATTGACGGGTTAACGGAACCAGAACTCAGAAAATATGCTCAACAGTCACTGGACACCTATAAAGAGGATGGGCTTAAGGGCAGTTTCGAAGCTTTTGGAGAACCTCTGGTCAATACCTGTGACATGATCGAGATCTATCCTGCAGAAGGTGCAGGTGGAACTTATCTGGTTAAAAAGAATGAGATAAAATTTGGAATCAGCGGTTACCGGCAGAAAATTGAATTGGGGCAACCCATAAATATTAACAAAACCAAGGCATAGACATGAAAGAATTAATACAGGCACTCGCCCGGACGGGCGATGAAATATACGCCAAAATAGGTAGAGTGGTTGCTGTTGAGCTCAAAGGAATGACCTGCGATGTACAGCCTATCGATGGCTCTTCAAAGATCCTTGGAGTTCATTTGCAGACCGACAGTGATCACGGGGGCTTTCTTTTAATTCCAAAGGATAAGAGCCTGGTTTCGGTCATATTTATCAATAAGGAGACTGCTGTACTGGCTAATTCGGGTGAGCTGACCAGTGCCACCTTTCAGATCGAAAAAACAAAATTCGAAATGACCAGTGAAGGTTTCCTGCTTCAAAAGGAGCAGGAAACCTTAAAAAAACTTATGCTCGATTTACTGGCAGCGATTAAGTTAATGACGTTCACAACCAATATGGGACCGACTATCAAGCTGATCAACGAAGCCCAGTTTACAGCCATTGAAAACAGATTTAAAAGCTTTTTAAAATGAGTTTAGACCAGCAAAGATTAAAACAGAAAATTAAGACTGCTATCCAGGCCGAGCAGGCAGAAGAACAGAATGCAAATACGTCTTTAGATCGTCTTTCTGAAGCTATATCACAAGCTGTAATTGCCGAAATCAAAGCCCTAAAGATAAATTATACCAGTGGTCTGGTCAGTCCGAACGGTCCGGTAACAGGAACTTTAAACATGACAATAGAATAAGATGAAAGACATTTTAGTAAAAGATGATGATTTGCTGATTATCAAAGGTGACTTTTTAACCGAAGAATCCGATGCGCAGCATGTAGAGCATCTCTTGAAAAGTAAACAGGGTGAATGGAAGGAGAACCCACATGTAGGGATCGATATCAGTCAGGCACATTATGGCGTCATAGATCGCTTTTTGTACCGGAATATCCGTGTTCAGCTTGAAGCAGATGGTTTTATAGTTAAACAATTGGCTATTAATGAAAATGGCGTAGATCTAAACGGAGCATATGAAGGAATATAGAATTTATGAGCAGCAGTCCTGGTGGGATATTTCCATGCATGAATATGGAACTGCTGAATTCGCTACTGACCTGGCAGTATTTAACAATTCGAGCCCGGTAGAAAATTTGGTAGCAGGCAGATTAATATTCCTGCCCGATTACAAACCCGAAAAACTGGTATTGCTCAGCATGAAAAATATCCCGGCGACCGGATTTGACAAGCTTGGAGAAGGAGCAGTAAATAAACCCCAGGGAATAGACTACTGGGCAATCAGTTACGATTTTATAGTAAGTTAATTATGGCAAGAAGCATAGAACAAATACAAGCAGAAATTATACAGGCTAAAGAAGCCGATTCCGATTTGGATGTATTGAACAGTACAAGTAAAGTAGCCATATGGCGTTTGATAACCTTTGTTATCGCTGCTGCTATTTCTACACTCGAAAAGCTGTTTGACCTGCATAAAAATGAGACAGATCTTAAAATCTCACTGTTAAAACCGCATACAGCAAGATGGTACCGCGAGAAAACAAAGGCCTTTCAGTATGGCTTTCCATTGGTTCGTGATGCAGACTATTATGACAATAGTAAAGTGGCAGCGGATCTGGTTGAAAATAGTAAGATTATCAAATATGCTGCGGTAACAGAAGCAGAGGAAGACAGCCGGCTGATCGTTAAAATCGCTACAGAAACGGCGGGGAAATTAGGGCCAATTTCTGCGGCACAAAAAGAAAGTTTTGAAGCCTATCTGTCCGAAATCAGAGATGCCGGAGTAAGAACAAATGTAATCAATTTTCCTGCGGACAAACTTTTTCTGAACATGCGGATTTTCCGTGACCCGTTGCTCATAGACGCAGAAGGGAATAGTATTCTGAACGGGGGCCGGCCGATAGAAGAAACGCTTAAACAGTATCTCAAAGAAATGCCTTTCAATGGTGAGTTGGTCCTTGCCTCACTGGTAGACCGCTTGCAGTTGCTGCCTGGTGTAAAGATACCTCATATTGACAGTGCACAAAGCAGCTGGATTGATGGAGATGGGAAATCTAACAATTACGGCACACCACGCGAAATTAATGTACGTGAGATTCCGGTATCGGGATATTTCGAGATCGCAAACTTTAACGGGATAAAATATGTGGTATAAAATAGACTTTAAAAAGCTGGTGGTTCTGGTACTGCCTACTTTTCTGAGACAAAATCTGACAGTAAGTTATGTACAGGCATTGGTTACACCGATTTCTATGTTATATCAGCTTTGGTATGCTAAGAGGGATGATAACCTTTATAAACTAGCTCACAACGGGCAGGTTTGCTATCTGAGAAAAGCACTGAATGATATGTTCGATACGGAGTTAAGGCGTATCTATATTGATAACGGCAACCGGTTTAAAAGGACTTATATCTACACACAGGCCGAAAGTCAGCCCCGCTATCTGAAGCGGCTGTTTCTGCAGCCAAGTTCAAGCTTTGCCGATACAGGTTCTGATTTTAAGGTGATCATCCCCGCAGAACTGAATACACAAGCAAACTACTACCAATTAAACGCACTGATTGATTTTTATAAACTAGCAAGTAAACGATATACAATAGAGACGATATGAACAACATAGATTTTCAACAAACCGGAGGATTTCCACTTGAAACCGATACTTTAAACTTCATGCAGACCAGTTATGCTTCTCTGCAATCTATAACCGCCCTGGGTGGCAGTAATTACATTCTGTCTGGTTGTATAACTTCAGGCAGTACAGTTACTGATGGTTATGTCGTTCTGGGTGGCGAACTGCTGCCTTTCAGAGGTGGATTATTACAGAGCAATATTGTGATCAGAGAAGATACGCAAGCCCGTCCATTCGAAAATGGGCAAAATAGAAATGTATTCTTTACACGTTATGCGCAATTCGGTACTGGTACAGGTGCAGTTGTCTGGGCAAGTCTGCCCCGTCTGATGGATTTGCAGACTGTGACCACAGAGATTGCTAACAAAGCACTTACTGTAGATCTTACAGCACTGAGAAACGAAGTGGAAACGCTTAAAAAAATAGCTGCCCCTTTTTCTTTGGGTGGTGGTATGGTCTTATTCAAAAAACCTTTTGTTGAAATTCCTGTAGGTTGGTCTGAAGTAAAAGAATGGCGTGGGCGATTACCAATGGGCTGGAACCCTGATGACTTTAATTTTAACACAGTTGGACTCAACGGAGGAGCAAAAACACATACTTTAAATGAATCACAATTACCTATATTATCTAACAACAGAGCCGGTCTTCAGCGTCAGTCAAACTGGGGTGAAAGTGTAACGATCAGTAAGGTCGACAGTATAAACTCCGGGACAGAACCAGATTTGATCAATCATGTGGGCTGGCCAGGATCTGCTGCTGAGATTAACCATCTGAATCCTTACCGTATTGTGATGTTCATTGAATACACAGGAGGATAAGATGGCAAAACAAACTTTATATGCGATAAAAAACTGGTTTAAGACTGGTTTAAAACCAAGTCAGCAGCAATTTTGGGATACCTGGGATTCATTCTGGCATAAAGATGAGATTATTCCTGCTGCAAATATTGAAAATCTGGATAAACGTCTGGATGAGAAAGCAGATCAGCAGGCTTTTGCCGGACATTTGACAGATCCTCTGGCCCATCAGGCTCTTTTAGCGTCAAAAGCGAACTTGAATCACACACATACAATCGCTCAGGTTGAGGGATTACAATTATTGTTGAATAGCAAAACAAGCAGAGAAGAGGTTTTAAGCTGGATTGATGACTATGATCTTGATATAAAAGATGGAGTTCCTGAGGATGGTAATACTTTCATGAAATTGTATCAGAAAATTGCTGGTAGTTTCAAAGAGATTACTGTTGCAGATCTTACCGCAAGAGATGCATATAATATTTCTGGTTTACCAATGAATGTCTTTGTGCTCAATGATGGTGACGGACGCTGGGCACTTTATAAAGCGACTACAACCGGGACAAATGCAGTTTATATTAAAATAAGTGATCCGGATTTACTGAATGCCGCGATGTCGGCCAGTCAGATTAAGACTGCTTATGAAAGTAACCCTGATACTAATGCTTTCACTAATGTTTTACTCAGTAAGCTGAACAGTTTGCAAAATGTAACTCTTGCCAGTGATGCAGAAGTTCAGCTAACTGCGGCTGTTACGGAGGATAGTAAAGTGGTGAGCAGATTAAAGTTATTTAACTGGTGGGCCTGGATCAAAACACAAGCCCAGGTCATCACTAAACCCTGGACTTTCAACTCTGGAATTATATTAGGAGCAGGAACGACGACGACACCTCCACTGGTTATTCCAGGAGGTTCGCTGACGTCTGCTTTACAAAACGGGGCTATAGAAAGAGATGCGAATGGTGTGTTGTGGAATACTTTTGGAAGTGTAAGAAATCCATTATTGAGTATAGCTACAGTCAGTAGTTTACCGGCGACTGTTCCTGCAGCGCTAACTTTTGTGTATCTCAGCAGTGATAAATGTATTTATTACTCAGATGGTACACGCTGGCAGCTATTGGTGAGATCCTCGGTGCCTGTTGGTGGGAATACGACAAATCTGATCAAGACGATCAGGCAGGTTACTACAGATGAATATACGGCACTTCCAGCTTCTGAAAAGAATGCAGACACTTTATATATTTCGAAAGGATCACCTTATAACGTAATTACTATACCTCCACCCCCGGCACCGGTTATTATCAATATAGGAGACCTGGATCTGACAGATAAAATGACAATAGAATATGGAAGGTTTTATGACTGTCCTGCGAATTATTCACTGCCAAATGGGTTGTTTTTTCAATTTACTCAATGGCATCAGGACAAAAAACAAGATGTTATTGTTCAGATATTCCATTTAAATGATGATAGTACGGAGAGTAAGGTTGCAGAATATATTGGAAGAGGTGTTAATAACTGGTACTTCGGAGAAAAACCGGGAATAAAAATTATCAAGTATATAATTAACCCCTTGGGGGTTAAAAGTATGAATGTGGGAATTGAATTTTATTATTCATTGCAAACTCCGAAACCATCGAACTTTGAATTAAATAAAGGTTTTATTAATTTTTTTAAAAACCTACAGTCACTAATTCTTGCAGTCAATGGAAGTTTCGTAGTAAACTCTGGGGTTCTGGATTGTTCAGAATTAAAAGAGCTGGTAAATATTGGAGATTATAGCCCTTTGATTCTAGACCCGAAAAGTCCTCCTGATGGTGATAACCTATTTATGAGCACAATCTCACTTCATCCGGTTGCCAGAATACAATCATTTATTATTCTGCTTAGTGGTGGTTTTCCAGATGATGAACCTGGTAAAAAGGGACAATGGGCAGGGAGATTCTCTAAAATCCCTGAAAACTTAGCCGATATAACCGTACTTCAATTGGATTATACAAATATAAGTTCGGCTGAAATGGATAGAATGTTAATTGACCTCGATAAGGCGGGAAGGTTTAATGGACGCCTGCTAATTGAGAATAATTACAATGGAACTTACCTGAATCCAGTTAAAAGAACTTCTGCGTCTAATGCGTCTAAAGTATCCTTACTTCAAAAAGGATGGAGTATTCAATTGCCTGAATAAGCTAACGTAATATTTCAACCTCAAAAATTAAAATACTATCAAAAAACTATGGCAAAACAAACTTTAAATGTAATAAAAAACTGGTTTAAAACTGGTTTAAAACCCAGTCAGTTGCAATTTTGGGATACCTGGGATTCCTTCTGGCATAAAGATGAAATTATTCCTGCTGCGAATATCGAAAACCTTGATAAGCGTTTTGATGAGAAAGCCGATCAGCAGGCTTTTGCGGGGCACCTGAAAGATGTTTCAGCACACGGAATTAATAATAAAGTAGATAAAGAAGCGGGTAAAGGTTTATCTGCCAATGACTATACAGATATTGAAAAGCAAAAATTAGCAAGACTTTACAATTTCGACGATACTGATATGCAGGAACAGATTGATGTTATCAATCAAAAAAATACTGCACAGGATGTCGAAATTGAAGTTGTTAAAGATTTAGCCCTGACTATAAATAGCAAAGAGAACATTATTGCTATAGGTACTAAAAATCAATATTTCCGGGGTGATAAAACCTGGCAAACACTGGATAAAACAGCCATTGGATTAGGTAATCTCCCAACCTATTTGAGTAATTATGGTGCCTTGAAAGCGGGACTGTCTTTGGGGGATTTTTATAGTATAACAGATGTTTTTGGTAACTATATGCTGGCTGTAACTTCAGCTGAAACTTCTCCACCCCTTATTCTTACTTTAAATATTCCGTCAGATAATTACAAATTGGATCTTGGTACTGAAATATATAGTTATAACGGGATGGAAAACATTTTGGATTATGGAGATGGATATTCGCAAAAGAGTAATAACATTGGGGTAGTATTTGAACATACTTATCTTAAAGCAGGCATCTATAAGATCGCATTAATATTGGCAGATTATTCAAATGTTACGGTAGCTTATATAAGGGAGAGTACTATAACTAAAATGGAAAATTTATCTAAGCTAAATAGTTTGACTTTTCTAAGTATAACAAGTGGTAATCTGGGCTATTTTAACACTGAGCTTCCATCTAATCTATCACGTTTTTATTTAGGCGGTATAGAGAACAAGGATAAAAATAACGAAATAATAACAGGGATTGAGATAGATATTTTTAGAAAAAATACTGACTCATACTTTGATCTTGAGATTTCTTATACAGCGCTGGCAGATATTAATTTTAAAGTTGGATTCCCAGGCAGTTTGAAATCAGCAAATTTTAGTTATAATAAGAGCCTGACCCATATTGACTTAGATATTTTTAAGAATTGTACAAATCTTACAAAAATAGAATTGAATGACAATGGAAACCTGTTTGTTGTTAAGTCTGTTTCTAGTTTGCCAAAAGGACTTAAAGAGCTCCATTTGCAAGGAAACAAGTTGACTTACGTTACGGTGAATAATATCTTAATCGATTTAGACAAAATTGAATTCACTGCGCTTACTGTCACCTTAAATAATCAAAACCAGCCGGCAGTGCCAACGGGAGACGGCTTAATTGCCAAAAATAATCTGATTGCAAAGGGCTTTTCTATTATTACTGATTAGTAAGTAATCAGGATTTTGGGATATGGAATCACATATCTGACTTTAGCTTACCTCATGAAATTATAAAATGTCAAAACAAACTTTAAATACCATAAAAAGCTGGTTTAATACGGGTTTTAAACCACTACAGCAGCAATTCTGGGATACCTTTGATTCTTTCTGGCATAAGGATGAAATTATTCCTGCGGCAAATATTGAAAATCTGGAAATCCGTTTTGGTGAAAAAGCAGATAACGATTCCTTAACCCGTCATATACACGATCTTAGCGCGCATGGCCTGGATCGGAAGGCCGGTCTGGGAAATCAGAATAACTTCCTTGTGGAGAACACATTTTTGCAAAAGATCAGAGCACCAGAAATAAACACTGATTCTGGTCTTGATTTTAACCTGGATAAGAAAGGTCAGGTCGGTGTTAAAGGTTTTTCCGGGAAGTTATCTTTTGATACAACGGACGGAACATTATCGTTCTCTAATACACCGTCTGCTCAGCAAGCCTCAACTGACCCTTCTTTCTCTGGTTCAACGGTTAAGATCACCCAAACTGGTGACCTTTATACACCAGGAACGCTAAATGCTGCGGGACTATCATTAAATGCAAATTTTCATCAGCATATTAAGCCGGCGATAGCCTCCAGCTCTGAAGATACGATACTCTTTTTACCCAAAGAGGATGGGACGCTGTCCAGAAAGGAAGATATACCAGTAGTCAGTGGCGGAAATAACATAACTATTACTGGTAGTGGTTTAAATCTGGTAATCAATGCGGCAGGTGGCGGTGGTGAGGATACCTCCCTGATTACAACAGTAACCTATGAAGAACTGAAAGGGTTGATTCAAACGAAAAGCCTGATACCCGGTAAAGAATATCAGATTTCAGATTTCCAGAGCACCTTTGTTTATGGAGAACATTCTGTAAATGGGCTTTCTGAAGGTTTGGTTTATGGGTCGGTAGTTTATTCAGGGCCAATAGAACCATTAATTGTAATGGCGATAACCCCTGTTAAGTTTTACTCCGTTGCCAGATCTGCTGAATATCCAGAGGATGAAATTATTTATACTACGGAGAATTTATTTGGAGGTATATTATCCTCTACAAAAGGTACTATACTTCGAAGGACTGATACCGGGTTAAAAAACACTGCCAATTTTGATTATAGAAGAACAAAATTCAGAACTAATAAAGGAGAGCCTAAAAATGCCTTAAACCTGGTGTCAAACTGTACAATAAACGCATCAGGTTTTTATGGTTCAATCATGCCAGTAATAATCGGTCGTATGAAAAACTCTGAGCTGTTCTCTATTAATGGAGATATTATGTCTTCACTAATAGATTCATATTTGAATATGGATATGTGCAGGATTCATTCCAGCAGAATGGATGTATACAAATGTTATGTAAAAGGAGCTGTGTTTTCCAGCTACATAAATTTTGTTGGTGGGGCTACACTTAATTCTATCTGTGCCAGAATAGGACATGTTAATACTCCTATTCAGAATGTAATGCTTATAATTAATAGATATGGTACTTCTTGTATTGTAGGCACGAAGGATTATTATGGATTATATATGCAGGAGAATGATGCTGCAGGAGTGAGAATATCAAACAGATTAAACTAAAAATATCAATCATAAATAAAGCTGCTTTATGGCAGGCACACCATATAAGATTAAAAAAATGGCAAAACAAACTTTAAATATTATAAAAAACTGGTTTAGAACTGGTTTAAAGCCCTCTCAGCAACAATTCTGGGATACATGGGATTCTTTTTGGCATAAAGATGCTATGATACCATCAGGGAATATTGAGAACCTGGATAAACGCTTTGATGAGAAAGCAGATGCTGAAGCGCTAAATAGTCATATGCGGGATCTTACTGCGCATGGACTTGGCTTGAAAGCCGGCTTAGGAGATCAGAATATATTTACTGCGGCGAATACATTTACGCATAAGATCAGAACGCCGGAAGTGTTAACTGATACAGGGATAAATTTCAATATTGATCTGCAAAATAAAGTGTCTGCCAGAGGGTTTGCAGGAAAAATAGCATTTGGTTTGGAGGATGGAAATATTTCATTTTCAAGTACGTCTGGTGTTCAGGATGCTTCGGCTGATCCTTCTTTTATTGGTTCACAGTTCAGGGTCGGCGTCAAAGGGGATACTGATATTGCGGGTGTCTTAAGTACTGCTGCAGTATCCTTCAATACAACCGAAGATTTTCATCAGTATATCAGACCTGCTAAGGCAACAATTAGCGCAGATACGCAGCTTTTTTTACCTGATTTAAGCGGGACTTTAGCTAGAATAGAAGATATCCCTGTGATTACTGCGGGAAATAATATTACGATTACAGGAACACTTTTAAATCCTGTCATCAATGCTTCTGGCAGTAGTAATGGGAGCGCTACTCTTATTTCTGTCACTTATAATGAGCTAAATGTATTACTGAATGAGAAAAATCTTGTACCAGGACAACTGTATCTGCTCACGGATTTTCAAAGTACTTTTGTTTATGGTATACATGATATGAATGACGTTGATGAGTATTTATCTTATGGATCGGCATCCTATTCTGGTGATATAGAACCTTTAATTATAAAAGCACTGAAAAAAGATAGGTTATCTGCAATAGTGAAATCGACAGTCTATGAAAATGATGAGGTTTGCTATACTATACAAAATCTAAATAAGGGGATATTAGCCTCTACCAAAGGCACGATTCTTAGAAGGACGGATAAACGTTTTAATAATACTGCTAATTTTGACTATAGAGTTACCAAATATATTACCAATAATGGAGTGCCCAAAACTGCTTTAAATTTGATAAGAAATTGTAAAATTGAGATAAACGGTAGTTATAACGAGGTTCTTCCTTTAGTTATTGGTGAAATGTCCGATTCAGAATTTTTCTCGTCCGAAAGTAATATTATGATGAGATTAACAAATTCAAAGATAAGTATGGTAGGAGGAGCTATTATGTCAAGCAGGGTCTCTGTTAATAGTTGTGAGATTAATGGGTCATTACTTTTGGTATCTAAATATTATAGCAATGGACTATCCTTAAACTATATCTACGCATACACAGGGGTTAGTTATAAATATCTCTATGATGCTACGATCGTTAAATATTTAGCAAATAAGAGCACTCCTTCTTATGTTGCGTATAATGAGGAAGTCTTTTATCTTCAGAACAATGTCTCAGAAGGTCCGGTAACCAATACAATATTACCACGTCATTATGATTCTTAA